CTCATACACATACTAAAGTAATCAATTTTAGTGTCGTTAAATATTTCCTCTTTAAATTCTATTAAATTAAGATTATTTAAATCAAATCTTTGTTCTTTAGATTCACATGATATTGTCGGCTCAATAGTATCATCTTGAAATACGGTTGGAAGCAAACATTTTTCAACTAAATCTACTATTAAAGATTTAGTTAATTTAATTTCAAAAGTTTCATGGTTTGAAAACTCCATTTTTACACTCCTATCATTATTGCATTCTTAATAAGAATACCTTATAATAAAAGTATAATATTAAGAATGCATTTAGTTTTTAGAAACCACTACTGATTACCCGTCAAAGTGGTTTCTTTTCTTTTATTGTAAATCTTTTCCCCAAATTCGACAAGTATTTTCAAAAAATAAAATTTAAGCCTAGCAAGGAATAATCCCCACTAGGCTTAAATTTATGTCCAATCCATTTGAGCATTGTTAATATGCTTGATTGGTTCTATCGAATTCATTATATCACAAAATATAACTATTTTATACTATTTGAGTTGGTACAGTATTTGCAATAGCTGAAGCTGTAGTTATAACTGGTGTAACTGTAGCTTGTACAGTATTAAGTTTATTAGATAAATCAGTAACTTGTTGCTGTAAAGCTGTTTTATCTGTTGCTAATTGAGTAATAGTAGCCTGTAATGATGTGTTTTGCTGTTGTAAAGTATTCTGTCCTTGTGCTTTCTGTTCCTCAGGTGTTTTGCTATCAAATACAAATTTCTCAATAGCATCATCTACAATAGTTTCTAACTCTGGAGTAACTGGAATTTTAAAAGTTTTAAGTCCTGCCATGATGCTTGTTTTAGCCTGTAACTGTCTTTGCTCCAAAGGTAATTGAGAACTTATCGCTAATTGTTGTGCTGCCTTTGTTGCCCTTATAGCTAGATCATCCACAATACATAAAATATTCAAGGCATTATTAGGCGCCAACTCTTGCCCTGCTTTTATAACTGTTCCTGCTTCTTCTAAGCCTGTTTCTACTTCACTTAATATTACTGGTGCATTTATACCTTTCTTCTTCAGTAAAGGAAATCCAATACCTACGGAACCTACTACACCTACGATAACACCTGTTGCTATTAATATCATTTGTAAATTTGAACTTATCATTTTGCATTCCTCCAATATTTTTATAATAATTTATTCCAACTTTGTGTTCCAAATATTCCATCTGCCACAAGTCCTTTTGATGCTTGCCGTGCCTTTACGTGATTTTCAGTATTGCCATCAAAAACACCTGTGAACTGTAACCCTAATCTAAATTGAATTATTTTTGTTGGTATTGGCTGGTGGTAAGGAAATCCACACAATGGTTTTGCATATACTTGATTAATACAATTTACACAATTTACATCCCATATACCTGTCACTGGTGCTCCTAAAATAGTTTGTAGCTGTCTTATTCCTGCAATAGTACAAGGATCTAATTCACCGTTAATGACTAGATTATTATTTGTCACAGCATTTAATTGCTCTTGAATTATTTTTATTGTGTTACTGGACATTGATGCCATTGGTGGTGCTGCTGAATTATCAAATCGCTCTAAATTATTAGCTTGTATAATTTCAATTAGCTGTGACGGATAATTAGGATCTGTGGCATATCCATCTTGCTTTATAAGGTTACAAGCTGTTATATAGTTTGTAACCCCTAATAAATTGTGGTATCTACTGTTGTTTACTAAAAAACAAGCATGGTCATAAACGCTATCTGATAAACTTGCATAAACTCTAAATTCTGCATCAATACTTTCCCATCTACCGTTTATATATTCTTTTGTTGCTCGTACCTGTCTTGCATAACCACAGCCAGCAGTCCACTTGATACCGAATAAATTATTGCCTGGTGCTGATGAACCCCAGCCACTTTCTAATATTGCTTGTGCTATAGTTAAAGATGCACATATACCATACTCCTGTTGTGCCTTTACTGCCCCCGAAGCAATCTCATTAATAAAAGCTTGATTAGACATTATATCTCTCCTTTCTTAACCTTTTGCTATAAAACCAATAACAGCTCCTACAAGGCTACTTGCAAAAGCTGTTATAAGAATCCATTTGATTTTTTCATAATTTTGAACTGGCTGAGATTGCATGTTTTTAATTGATGCTGCTATATCTTTTAGACTATTTTTAATATCCTTAATATCGTCAAAAACCCTAGAGAAGTCTTTTTTATTTTCACTATCTGCAATTTCAAGTTCATTGATTCTTTTTTCAAAATCTTTATTTTGGTCTTTAACTTCATTTGTTGCGTGCCACAAAGACTTTATTTTATCTTCTAAGCTTATGATTTGGAGACAATCTTTGCAATTTTCATTCATGTTGCACCTCCCAATTTTGAGTAGAATAAAAAGACTATTGCTAGTCTTTCTTACCTTTAAAATATTTTTCAACTATAATATTTAACTGGCTGAGAAAGTCTTCTTCCTTGTCAGTTAAATGCTTTTTATCTAGCATTTCTTTTCCTAATTCTAAACAGCACTTAATAAAATCAGCCATGGTCTTATCCATTGTAAAACCTCCATGTGTCGCATTATCTTTCTATTAGGTCACTTAAATATCATTAAAAAGAACATATATACTATAAGTAGCGTTCTTAAAACTTTTATTATAGTTTTTGTATTCATAGGTCCTCCTTTAATAAGTCCCAATTTTTCTAAGCAATTTACTATTGCTTAAATCCGCTGGACTTGGATATTTGATACCTGGGCATAAATCAATTCCTACGCTTTTATAAGAATCGGCTACTAATGTACTGCATATATGACTTTTAAAAGGCTCTTTATATGGCAATACAACATGAAAAATGTACCTTATTGCTTCAACTAAAAGAAGTAGATAATCATAATGACTACCTACTTGCTTACTTAAATATTGCTTTATACCTTCCCTTTGTGCATCTGTTAAGCTATCACAAGTGTAAATATCTAACTGTCCTTTATATTTTTCTATAGGTACAGCTCCAGTACGTTCAAATCCTTCTGCTTCAATTAAATTATCGTAACCTATATAAGTTGTAGCATGGCTGTATTTGCTATTTTCACATTCTTCTATAACTTTACTTATCAACCCTGTTCCTTTTTCTAAGCATATATCACCTATTTGCATATAATCACCTTCTAACTCCAAACTATAGCTTGTACACTTGCTACATCTGTACAAGCGTCTATTTGACTTAAATAAGTATGCATTTTACTGTTTTGAGTAGCTTTGAATGATGCTATATCCGTAAATAATTGCGTTAACTGAGTTGCATTTGCATATTGTATAACATTGCTATTAATATCATATACACTACAAGGATACGTTATTTTAGTGCTCATGAGTTCCAAATAGAGTTCGTCAAAAGTTAATTCAGCTTTTGAATCATAAGGATATGTTATAGCTGTTCCACTTGCTGAACTTGTAAATCCTTGTGCTAAAGCATTTGTATAAGCATCTGTAATTAATTGCTTTTGTGTGGCTTGCACAGATGCTAAAGTAGGTGTTGAGATAACTGGTGCAGTGAAAGTATTTGTTGTTGAATTGTAATCCCATCCCTCTTGTGGCTGAGGACTTACATTTGTTATATCTATTATTACTATGTTTGGTGCAAATTCAGGCATTGTATCTGCTTGAAATATCCAATGCGCTTTATTATTTAAAACTTGACAAAACATCATATTTATCATCTCCCTTTAATACCAAATGAGAAGTAATGCACCCGAACTTCCAGCACTTCCTGCACCACCATTAACACCAGCACCACCAGTACCACCTCCAGCACCACCAGTACCACCGCTGTTAGCACCACCTCCCGCACCTATAGTAATATTTATAGTACTACCAGGCGTAACTGAAAGATAGTAATTTTCCACTAAAATTCCAGAAGCACCTCCGCCTCCTGCGCCACCTGCTGCACCACCATAACCTGTTGTACCTCCAGCACCACCAGTACCACCTGCACCTCCAGAGCCTCCAGCACCATATCCTCCCCAACCTATGCATGTGGTTGCAGCTGGTACTCCTCCAGAAGCACCAGCACTTCCTCCAGAGGCGCCAGAATTTCCTCCTGTCCCACCAGTACCACCTGCAATATTCGAGATTGTACCTGTACCCAAATTAGTTATACTAGAAATACCGCCTCCTGTCCCACCAGTACCACCTGCACCTCCAGAGCCTCCAGCACCACCAGAACCTGCTGTACCTCCAGAGCCTCCAGGTATAGATAGAAATGTACCAAAGCTTGTTATACCCCCGGCACCGCCAGCATTTCCGGCGCTACCTGCAATGCCTGAGCCCCCACACGTACCTCCAGCACCGCCACCGCCGCCAGCTCCACCACCGCCGCCGCTGATTGCTGATACCAAAACACCATGTACACCCGAGGGAACTGTCCATGTTCCAGATGATGTAAAGAATGCTGTTTTGCTGTTACTTATTGGTAAACTATATTGAGCCATACTATTGCACCTCCACTCCTGAAATCGTTAATGTAATTGCACTTGCCGTTGTTTGTAATGCACTTAAAAATGATTGTGCATTCATATAAGTTTTAAGACCACTGAAATATTGCACACTATTTGCTGGTACGGTTACAGCTGTCATAATCTCATTTCCTACACCCAAGCTACTACCGTTTGGTACTATTCCTAAAGTTATTTTTGCATCCGTTGCTGTAGTATTAGTTAGGATTATCTCTGTTATATATGCTGTTGCACTTGGACTTGTAACATTTGAGCTTACTGCTGGAGCTGTATATAATGTTGTTGCCGCTGTACCTGGTTGACCTTGATACATTTGTCTTGCACTTGCTGTTGCTGTATTTAATACTGCCATATTTATCTATCCCCTTTCTATAAAGCATAAAATGTTGGACTATTTATTCCCGTATGTCTCGTATTATCAGCCTCATGCGACGTAAGCCCACTTGCAGTTTGCTGTAATGCTGCTTCAACATTTTTAGTTGTAAAGTAGCCTCCTACATCTGCAATAATAGTATTCATAGCATTAGTAACTGCATTTATTGTAGAGTTCCATTGAGTGCTTGAAAATCCATACAATTCTATAAATGCATTTGCTGGTAAAGATATTGGAATATTTACAGCTAATCCATCAAAGTAATGTCCACTGGCTGGATATACATTTATTGCACTAGAAGTTTTATTAATTACTACCACAATCTTACCTGTTGTAGCACCTTGTACTTGTACCCCACCTGTTCCAGATGTAACTATATTTTCATCTTTATTTAATGCAGTTGCAGTTGCTTGTGTAGTTCCTGTTGCTGTTACTGCTGCATTTAGTGATATTAACAAACTATCTGAAACTGAGTTAGTTGGTAGCGTTGCAATACCTGTAAATGTAGGATTTGCCAATGGTGCTTTTAAATTTACATCTCCAAGCACTTCATTAGTCATTTTAATTAAATCTACCTGCTCTATTGTGTTTGGTGTAGCATTTGCAGTGTGATTATTTACTGTTGTGGCATTTCCTCCATTCGCTGGTAAACTGCTTGGAATAGAAGTAGCAGTAATAAAACCTTCATCATTCGTCAATTGACTTACTTTTGTAGGCAACTGGTTTGTATTCGCCTTACTTGCTATAGCTGTATCTATTGCGTCCATGTTTGAGTTTATAACTGTAATATCAGCTACATCTGTAAGTGATGGCTTAACTAAGCCTAAATTGGTTGTAGTCGTTGACATCTAAAAACCTCCCTTTAATTTGTGACATCTTGTCCACTTTTAAGATTTCCCCAGGTTCCATCTGTTTTTATTGTATTCCAAGTAACTTTTTGAGCACTCTGCCAAACAGTATAAAGGTACGTATATAAAATTGCTAAATGTGCAGGCATTATTTCACTTATTGCATTTTGCAAGTCTGAAAGATTAGGTGGAATACCATAATCCGATATAAACTTTATTTCAATAGTATAAGTTGCTGGATGCTCTATCACTTGAACCGTACCATTTGAATAACTATTAGCAACATTTTGTACTAATGCAACCGTAGAAGTACCACGACCTCTAATTTTAGCTAGGATGTTTGTTATTCTAATTGAATTACTATTTGAATTAGCTGAAATACCTAAAAAGCTTTCCCAATCTGATAATCCCCACGTTGCAGTTTCCACAAAGCATTGATTTACAAGGTCTGTAATATCGGAATTAACTGTATTTAATTCGTTTTGTTCTTCCTCATAAAGTGGAGAAAAAACCGAAGATTGATTAATAAAATCAGGTACATAAGTTGTTAGATCCATTTATATCAACCTCCTAATTAGTAATTGTTAGAGTTCCCATTGTAGCAACCTGTTCCTGTGGAATTGTAATATTTACTGTTCCGCTATTTAAAGTTAAATTACTATAATCTGCTACACCAGCTACACCTAAAATTATGCTACCTATTTTTGCATAACTTACTGTAGTTTGATTAAATGCGATTCCTTGCAAGTAACTTGTAATAGCTGTAGTTATAGCACTTTGAATTTGTGCATCTGTATATCCATTAGCTAAAGTGAGTTGTACAACTATATTGATTGGTAATGCTGTTGCAGTTTCATACGTCACAGTTGCACCTATAGGTCTTTGTGATTCAATATAAGTCTGTAAATTTGCAAGTAATGTACTTCCTAATGGGTTACTATTTACATCTATAGCACATACTTTTACGGTACCAGCACCATTCCATAAAGGATAAACTTGAACTGCTCCTATTCCAGTTACCTGTTGTGCCCACTGAATGTAATGTGATACATTTCCGCTTGTAGCTGGAGTTTGCACAAATGCTAAAAATCTTTTTAAGAATGCCGCATCTGTTTCTGTATCTGTTCCAGTTTCTAATGCACTAGGATTTGTTACGCTTGTAATTCCATTAATTTGTACTGGCAAAGTAGTAATTATATTAGCAGGCACATTATAACTACTGCCAATTGCACTAGCTGTAATATTTACTGTTGCAGCACCATTAGCTATTGTTGCTGAAGCATTAGTTGTATATTGTAAGCCACTTGTTGTTTGAACTATAGTTCCTTGATTTATAACTGTGCCATTAGTTCCAGTGAAGGTTATTTGTCCAGTTGATTCCGTACCTTGATTTCTAGTAACTCCAAACTCTCCAGCTCTATTATCTAAATAAGTTCCTGTTGCAGTTTGTGCAAATACATCTCCTAAAAATGTATCTAAATCAGCATATAGTGACGCTAACTCGTTTGCTACTGGTGAAACTGCATCATATAAAAAAGAACCTTCGCTCGAATCCACATTTGAAGGTAAATTTGCTAATATTCGATTTAAAATATCTGTACTTGAATTATTATCGGCAAAAGCCATTTTTCAACCTCCTAACTGTAACTAATTTCTGTTGTTCCTAAAGTAGTTACTAGAGTAAAGTTTATTGTTAAGGTATCTCCTGTAAAATCTACACTAAAATTATCTATTCCAGTAATATTAGGATTTTGAGTTAAACAATCTAATGTTAATCTTTTTATTTCTGATTCAACTACTCCCCGGCTAAAGTTTTGACCAACTACAGTACCAAATGATTGTCCATATGTTGTACTATAAGCTGCATACGTATCTTGTTGTGTCAATAAAGCTTTATATGCCCATATCTCTAAGGCTTGTAACCCTGTGACAATCTGAAACTTTCCATCTTTCAAATCAAAATCATTTTTAGTGAAATCCCATAGAAATTCAGCTATTACATTTGTTGTAGTGGCTGTAGTAGTTGCGGTTGGTGTTATATCTAATGGTAAAATACTAGCCATCCAAGCTCACCACCCGGCATAAAATCAAATACACTTGACCACCTTGTATTGCTTGGACTGCTAACTGGTCCCCTACATTCAAAGTATCGGTAAAATTAATCTGTCCACTTAATCCAATACTTGTTACACTATTATTATTTGTTACTGTACTTGAAACGTTAGAAGTAGGAGGAATCTTTACTTGTCTCATGTAGGTGTTTAATAAATAATCCGCAATTAAAATATTTGAATTAGTTATCTGCACATCTCCAGTTTGTATTACAAGATTAGGAGGTACACTAATAACTGTTGCAAGTTCCACAGTGTCAGGATTATTTTTTGAACCATGTATTTGCATTAATTTTAAAAGTTCTGAATAACTATTCATATATACCCCCTAAGTTTCATCATCCATGCTATAATCAGCATCCATTAAATTACTAATGTTTAGTGTTAATTCCATAGTATAACCACCATTTTTCATGTCCCATGTATGACTATCTGTATCAATAAATAAAGTTGCATTTTGCATTGTAGATAAATAGAACACCTGACACGCTACACCATAACCTGTAATGCAATTTACATTTCCTAGTCCATCTACTGTTATATCTGTATCTAAACCATAAAGCATATTGTTTGCGGCTGTGTTTGTGTCTTTGTCTTTTGATATTTCATAGTCATCTTGAAAAACTCCAAATCGATTAATCCAATCAGTATTTTCTACATTAGACACATAGTTTCCATTGGAATCATAGATGTTTACTTTATTCACCATGTTTTCAATTGAATCTTTATACTTTATACTAGTGACATTAACATCTACTTTGAGAGTATAACCTGCAACAATTTGACCTTTTTCTATTACACTTAATTTATCTATTTGCATTATAGGTATATACTGCTTATTGTTTTGCTCACTTGCTTCTGTATAACATTCCATAATTATGTTGTATAAACTCTTACCTTTTACTATGTGATTTATTGGAATACCAGTGGTGGCAATTGTGCCTGTTGCAATGCCCACGTCACCACAGACAATATATACCGCCTGCTCTGGTGTTACATTTTGAAAATTATAACTAGCCTTACTTTTTAATAGATGATACATAAAATCATAAGCTGTAAAAGTCAATTCTTCTGTATCTGAATCAATTTCCCTATCTATAACCATTCCTCTGAATATTTCTCCATGAACATCATCCACAATCCAAATAATATAACCCGAACAAACCTGTATTTTAGGCTGATTCGGGTCGTAAATCGGATATGCAATTGTTGCTTCAAGTTTCCTTGAAGGTTGGTCTTTTGATGCACTTAAGTTAATAGTTTTTGCAAAAGGTGTTATTTCTGTTGTTGATCCATTGTAAAGTCCATAAATCTTAATCATGATGGAATCACCTTATATTCCTTTAAAGTCAAAGTGAAATAAACATCACCGGACCCATCCTGTTCTCCATGTTCAAAATCTTCAATAGACACAAGCATATTTACATCTGTTCCAGTAATAATTAACCTTGGAGTAATATTATTAATTCTCCAGTTTTCAATTGTTTTAACACAATTATAAGGTGCTGGGAATCCTGTATACTGGCAAAAGCTATAGTTTTGATTAGGAAAAAAGCTTTCTATACTAATATCTGCTAGTTTTGGCTTTCCCAATAGGTTTATTTCTCCTAAGTCTTCAACAACAATTACTGTATTGTTATTTCCAGTTTTTAATGTGTACTTATCAGGCATAACCGGAAGTTGAAAGTCAATGTTATTTGTTGTGTCCAATAAATGAAATTCCATGTTATTCCCCCTCTAAGCCATCCCATTTGCAACTTTCTGTAGTTTCTTTGTTAATGCATATGCTATTTTATCTATATCACTATCATTTCTTACTGTAAGTGTATCTGCTAGTTTGGGAATATTTACAATTATATGTCCTTTACCTTTAGTTTTAGCTTGTGGTGTTGATGAACTATCTCCATTAATACCACCTTGCATATTGGTTTTTATACCTAAAGCTACTTTTTTAACTGGATCTGTGACTAAATGAGTATTTACTTTTATTCCCTTAGCCATTCCTTGCATGAAGTCAGGCATCCAACTTTCGTAAGTTGCCAATGGTCCGACATCAGGACATGAAAAGTGAAGAAAACTTGCAATTGTGCTTCCAACACCTTTTACAGCATTTCCAATTGCTCCAATCTTACTTTTAATTCCGTTTACCAATCCATCTATAAGATCTGCACCCCATGTAAAAGCTTGTTTTACAAAGTTTGCAAGCGGTGTAAATGCTGATTTAATACCATTCCATAATTCAACCGCTCTTTGCTTTATTGTACCCCAATTCTCATATAGTGCTACACCTATGGCTATCAATGCTCCAATTGCTATACAAACAACACCTATTGGATTTTCAAGCATAGCGGCATTTAAAGCTAATTGAGCTACACGTGCTACACTTTCGCCCTCCTGCAATAACTGGATTATTGTTGTAGCTTCTGCCCATGCTCTTGATAATGATTGAATTATCATACCAGCTTTTATTGCTGCATTTACTCCAAGTTGAGCTATTTCATATACGGTAAGTCCTGCTGCAAGTCCTGCTGCTATAGGAATTAGAACATTTAAATTCTTTGCAAACCCATTTACTATATTTGAAGCTGTTTTAAATGCATTTGTAATACCATTTTCAATAATTGGTTTTAAGAAATTTATTAGTTGCATTGTTTTACTTCTAATACCATCATAATTTTTAGAAAATGCTACTGCTAATAAAGCTATAACCGCTATAACTGCCATAATAGGAAGTGATAAACCAGCAAGCATTGCTCCAGCTCCTTCAATACTAGGTGCTAAAATACTAAATAATCTAGTAACAAAACTTACACCACCAATCAGTGTGCCTAATACTGCTGTAACGGTTAGAACTCCAGCTATAAACTTTTTAGTTCCGGGATCTAATGCATTTAATTTTTGTGCCATCCCATCTAAAAATGTTGCAAGTTTTTGGGCATAAGGTAATAAATAAGTTCCTATACTCGTTTTAAAACTTGTCATTGTATTATTTAACTGTTTCATCCTACCATCATAGGTATTGAGTTCATCCCCAGCAGCTCCACCAAATCTCTTATTAATAGCTGCTTGTACTTGTGCAAAGGTTAATCCGTTTTTGACCTGTTCTTTTGTTACTATTCCAAGCCTTTCAAGTTGCATATACCTACCATCATATGCCTGTCCTAATAGATTAGATGCCGAAGTTAAGTCCATATTTCCACCAGCCGCCAAGTCCATCAATGTGTTTTGCATCTTTAAAGCATCTCCAAATTTCACACCCTTAGTAGTCAAATTTATTAATGCCGCCTTTGCATCCCCAGCACTATATGTTGACATTTTCATAATTCCAGATGTAAAATTACTTACTTGGCCACTGGCTTTAGTCCACGAAATACCTTGATTTTCAACTAATCTTTGTAATCGAACCGTGCTATCTTGTGCCTTTGCCGCACTATTTAAAGCACTTCCTAAATATCCAGCCGCAAGGATTCCTACTGCTCCAAAAGCTTGTTTAGCTGTACTACCAAAACTTTTAGTTTTAGCTTGCATCTGGCTGGTTTGTTGTGCCGCTTTCTGCATGTTCTTAATAAAGTTACCATCTAGGTTTAAAATAGCTGATAAGGTTAATCCCATTTTATTCAGCACCTCCAGCATTAGATTTATTTATTTCTTCAATTTCTTTTTCAATGAAATTTTTTAAAATTATCTTCTCACCAATTCCATAATTAGAAAAAACAGATGGAGGAATGGAATGTAATTTCCAAGCATAGTACAACAATTGTACTTCTCCATCTGTTTTTATTAGTTTTTTATTTCTGCATCTGCATTTTCTATAACATCAATTCCCGATATTTTACTTATTGTTTCTGCTAATAAATTAGCTTCACCAACATTGAAAAGTTTTTTGATTAATTCAAATGGTGTTTGTACTCCAAAATATTTTAACAATTCCTTGTCTTTAAGAGTTGGAATACCAGCCAATATAAGTCTAAGCTGACCACTCCCCAAATTAAACCCTTTAATATTACCCTTTTTGTCCATATTTATAGTACTTTCTTGTATTTCATTATATTCTTCTAAACCAATGGCTTGGCATGTAAATGTAACACCCAACCTTTTTATTTCAACATCTTTTGTTGATACCTCTAATTTCTTTTTATCTAGTTTTAAAAGCTGTTCTACTGTATTCATATATTATTCCTC